TATTTTCCAAAATAGATACAAGTTCGGTTGTACACACATAAAGAATGATTACAGGTAAAATAGCTACGCCTAACTGGAATCCAATAACATGACCTTGAGTATCAACTAACCATGCTACAAAGTAACAGAAGATAAACCCAACTTTTTTAAAAAGTCCGTCTCTTAATTTTGAACTTTGTATGTCTTTGCTTTTAACCGCTGACACAAGACCTGTAACTAAATCCAGTGCATTAAAAATGAGTGCAACAATAACAGGATAAACCTGTTCCATTTATCCAACTCCTTTCATATTTAATTTTCAATTAATTATAACATAGTTATTGCTTTTTGTCAATAGATATGATATAATAATTAAAAGAAAGGGGATAAATTTTATGAGTAAGTACTATGATGGTACAAAACTTTTATCAATGCTAGACATAAATGGTAATAAACCAGAAATATACATGTGTACAACTAATCGTACAGGTGGAAAGACAACCTATTTTGGCAGACTATGTATAAATAGGTTTTTAGATAAACATGAAAAGTTCGGACTAATTTACAGGTACAACTACGAATTGGACGATGTAGTCGACAAGTTCTATAAAGATTTAGGAAGTCTGTTCTTTCCAGAGCATGAAATGACTTCTAAACGTCGTGCATCTGGCATCTTCCATGAGTTGTTTCTGGATGATAAAAGCTGTGGATATGCTTTAAGCCTAAACAGTGCTGACCAGATTAAAAAATATAGCCATTTATTTAGCGATATCCAACGTATGATTTTTGATGAATTTCAATCTGAAACAAATCACTATTGTAATGATGAAATAAAAAAGCTGTTGAGTGTACACACCAGTGTAGCTCGTGGACAAGGTGAACAAGTTAGATATGTCCCTGTTTATATGCTTAGTAATCCAGTTAGCATTATCAACCCGTATTACGTTGAAATGGATATCAGTAACAGATTAAAAGATGATACTAAGTTTTTACGTGGTGACGGGTTTGTTCTTGAACAAGGTTTTATAGATAGTGCAAGTGAAGAACAAAAGAAAAGCGGATTTAATAAAGCATTTTCAAAGAACAAATATGTTGCTTATAGTTCAGAATCTGTATACCTTAATGATAATCAAAGTTTTGTTGATAAACTCGTAGGAAAAAACAGATATCTTTGCACACTTAGGTATAAAGGTGTTGACTACGCTATAAGGGAATTTTCTGAAATAGGTGTGTTGTATTGTGATGATAAATCAGATAGTACTTTCAGACTTAAAATAACAGTTACAACAGAAGACCACCAGATAAATTATGTTATGCTAAAAAGAAATGATTTTTTTCTTTCAAATCTTAGATATTTATTTGAACGTGGGTGCTTTAGGTTTAAAGATTTAAAATGCAAGGAAGCAGTTTTACACGCTTTAAGTTATTAATTATGGTATCTGCATGAGTTTTCTACTCTGAGTGAATAGGAATGCACACTTGAAAAATAGTGCCTATATCATTTGTCGTTTTTGCGTAACGCTTTGTTAGTTACTCATGTTATAGATATAAAAGAAATAGACGGGTCACGAACTTAGTTCGCCCCGTCTTTTCTATTCTTATTTTTCACCTGTACTTCCAAAACCACCGCGATTTTCGTTTCCTAAATGTTCTACTTCTTTTAGCATAATAGGTGGCTGATGTTTTTGTATTCTGAATTGACAGATTCTTGTATTTTTAGGTATGAAAGTCTCACGGGTTGCGTATGCAGGAAAATGCCATTCGTCACTATCACCGCAATATGTTTCATCAATTAAACCTACGCTATTAGCTTGTACAATTCCATATTTCTTAAATGTTGAACTGCGAGGGATAACAAGTGCCTCATATCCTTCTGGTAACTGCATTGCTACGCCTAAAGGAATGCGATATAATTCGCCTTCTGTCATATAAGTATCAAGTGCTACCCGTAAATCAACCCAGTCTCCTACTTCTATTTCATGTATCTTTTCAATGTCTCTTGTGTATTTAATTTTAATTTCTTTTGGTTCCATTCTATTACCTCATTTCATATGTAGTTTCAACCAATAAAATACCACCACGTATCCTTTTTGGTCTTAGTTTATCCGGTACTTTTAAACCTACTTTAAAATCGCTATAATCTCT